ATCTGCGTGAACGCTTAAATTTTATCAAAAAATATATCTGAGGAGGATACGGATTATGACGATTCAGGAATTAATGGAGAAGAGAGCTAAGGTTTGGGAAGCTGCAAAGAATTTTGTGGATACCCATGAGAATGAAAACGGGGTGCTGTCTGCGGAGGACAGTGCAGCTTATGAGAGAATGGAAGCGGAGATTGAGGATCTGACAAAGGCGATTGACCGCCACCGCAAGGCAGAGGAAATGGAAAAGAGCCTGAACCAGCCGGTAAACCAGCCGCTGACCGGGAAGCCTTATGCAGGCGGCCAGGGCGAGCCAAAGACAGGACGTGCTTCTGATGAATACCGCAGGGCAATGCTGAATGCACTGAGAAGCAACTTCCGTCAGGTTTCCAATACCCTTCAGGAGGGCGTGGATGCCGACGGCGGTTATCTGGTTCCGGAAGAGTATGACAGAAGACTGGTTGATGTTCTGAATGAAGAAAATATCATGCGCCGTCTTGCCACAAGAATCGTGACTTCCGGGGAGCATAAGATCAATATTGCGGCTACCAAGCCGGCGGCAAGCTGGATTGAGGAAGGCGGGGCACTGACTTTCGGGGATGCGACTTTTGACCAGAAGATCCTGGATGCACATAAGCTTCATGTGGCGATCAAGGTAACGGAGGAACTGCTTTATGACAATGCCTTTAATCTGGAAAATTACATCCTTGTCCAGTTTGGAAAGGCACTTGCCAATGCGGAAGAGGATGCCTTCCTGAACGGAAACGGAACAGGGAAACCGACCGGTATTTTTGACGGAACAGGCGGAGGGCATCTGCTGAATACACTGGCTGCAGCTTTGAAATCAGATGATATGCTGGATCTGGTGTATGGTCTGAAACGTCCGTACCGTAAAAATGCATCCTTTATCATGAATGATGCAACACTGCCTTCCCTTAGAAAGCTGAAGGACAATAACGGTGCTTATATCTGGCAGCCGGCTTACCAGGCAGGGGAACCGGACAGAATCCTGGGGTATAAGGTGGAGACTTCTGCCTATGCACCGAAGGACGGCATCGCTTTTGGGGATTACAGCTATTACAACATTGGGGACCGTGGGAACAGATCCTTTAAGCAGCTGAATGAACTGTTTGCAGGCAACGGAATGATCGGTTTTGTTGCAAAGGAACGCGTGGACGGAAAGCTGGTGCTTCCGGAAGCAGTGCAGATTATGAAACTGAAAGCTGACTAATGTGCAGGAGTGACAGGGGATGGCGTAAGCTGTCCCCTGCTTTAACCGAAGCTGGGAAGGTTTCAATTGTGAAAAAAACAGTGGTGGAATGTTCGCCGGTTTGAAAATCAGATCAGTTAAGCGGTGAGCATGAAGAATGATGAACGGAATGAAAACAGGAAAATCTGCGGGAGGTGATGGGATGTCCTGGGTGGTTCATGAGGATATGAAGATTGAGATGACAAAGGGGGATACGCCTTCTTTTGCGTTCCAGGCATTTCTGCCGGACGGCTCGGAGTATGAGTTTGAGGAAGGCGATTCCGTGGTCTTTGCGGCGAAGCGGAACAAGGCGGATCCGGAGCCTGCGCTGCGGATTGAGGCAGATGTGAAGGAAAAAGTGATCAGATTCTCAGAGGAAGATACAAAGCATCTGGAACTGGGAAAATATATCTGGGAGCTGTCCTTAAACAAGAGCAGCGGTTACCGGTGTACATTTATTGCAAATAAGGTTTTGAAACTGACGGTGGAGGTGGCGTGATGGAGCAGCTGACAGGAACCATGAGCAGTGTTCCTAATTCAAATAATTATGAAAATATGAGCCATAAGCCGCAGATCAATGGTGTGGAGCTGACCGGAAATAAAACTTCGGAAGAGCTGGGGATTGGCGGCGGTGAGGTAACCAGGCAGGAACTGGAAGATGCCTTAAGGAATAAGGTGGATAAGGAAACTGGGAAAGGACTTTCCAGTAATGATTTTGGGAACAGTGAAAAATCCAAGCTGGAGGGGATTGAGGAAGGCGCACAGAAGAATGTGCCGGTACCGTCAAAGGTAAGTGAACTGGAAAATGACAGCAAATTCCAGACCGAGGAACAGGTACAGGAGATAAGGAAGACTGTGGAGGAACTGGGCAGGCGGATGGATGAACTGACGGATGGAAACGAGGTGGCGTACTGATGGCAAATGTGCTTGTAAATGAGAAAACACTGAAAGCTATTGCAGATGCAGTGCGTGCCAGGGGCGGTACTTCTGCCCTGATGAAACCGGGGGAGATCCCGGATGCAGTGAGCAGGATCCCGTCAGGCGGAAGCACTGCGGATATGTCCCTGCCGGTCCGGTTCTTTGATTATGAGGGAACCCTGCTGTACAGCTTTTCCCTTAAGGAGCTTGCCGGGCTGGAACGCCTGCCGGATCTGCCGTTTCACGAAGGACTGGTCTGTACGGGCTGGAACTGGACACTGGAGGATCTGAAAAAGACAAACAGGGAGATGAATGTGGCTGCCCAGTATGTCACGGATGACGGGGCAACGAGAATCTATGTAAGTCTGGATAAGGATATGCTGGAGCCGCAGGTTTCTTTTGGCCAGAGTGAAGATCATGGTGTAAAGGTGGACTGGGGAGACGGCAGTGAACCAGAGACAGCAGAAGGATGGAATTACACGAAGATCACGCTGACACACAGGTACAGGGAACCGGGAGAGTATGTGATACGTTTCCTGCCCCAGGGGGAAAACCAGGTCTGTTTCTTTGGAAACTATAATGCGGGTTCATATATTTTTACAGCAGGAAAAAGCAGTGTGCGGGAAAATATGAAATACCTGTCAGCTGTGAGGAAAATAGAAACGGGAAGCCAGATCAGGGAACTGGGCGATTATTGTTTCTGCAGCTTTTTCAGGATGGAAAACATTACGATGGGAAATGCCGTCGAATGGGGAAATGGTGTTGTAAAAGAATGCTGCAGTCTGAAATTTCTCGGGATGCCGGAAGGAAAAGAGATGCTGCCCAGCTATTTTTGTGATGGCTGCGTACAGCTGGAACATATATCTGTTCCACATACAGTCACCCGGCTTTGGGATTATGTTTTTGATAAATGCACTGCCTTACAGGAAGTAACTCTCCCGGATGATGTAACAGACATCGGAAGGCATGTATTCGAGAACTGTAGCTGTATGACAGAAATGATTCTTTCATCTATGCTCAAAAGAATAGGAGGCCAGGTTTTTCAGGAATGCCGGATACTTGAAAAAGTGGTAATTCCGGACGGAATTGATGAGATTGTGGATTCTATGTTTTCGGGCTGTTATACATTGACAGAGATTGTAATTCCCAAAAGTGTGACAACGGTTTCCAGATATAGTTTTGAGAACTGCCAGTGTATGAAAAGATATTATTTCCTTCCAGATTCGCCGCCGGAGCTTACAACGACAGGTACTTTTCTTGGACTTCCAAAGGACTGTAAGTTCTATGTCCCGAAGGGAAGGCTGGATGTTTACCAGACTGCGGAAAACTGGAGTAATTATGCTTCTTATATGGTGGAAATGGAAGGTGATGTCCTGTGATCGTGACAGTGAAGGAAATGAAGAATTACCTGCGGGTGGATTTTGACGATGATGATGTGCTGCTTTCTGATCTGATCGAGCAGGGGCAGCAGATCTGCATGGATGTGGCAAGGATCACGGATGAAGATGAGTTTGAAGATCTGCAGGGGACGAAGATTGCCGTGCAGTATGCGGCTGCCTATCTGTATGAACACAGGGAGGAAGCGGATCACCATCAGCTGGTGTTGGATCTGCGGAGCCTGCTGTCTGGAGTGAGGAAACCGGGATTCTGAGGTGGTTGTTTTGAATATTGGATTGATGAATGAGAAGGTTGTTTTTCAGAAATGTTCTGTTGTGAAGGACGGGATCGGGAATCACAGGAATGAGTGGACAGAGGATTACTGCTGTTTTGCTACGATAGGCGGTGAGGGGCTTGCCAGTTCCAGGGAAGCGGAAACCGCAGGGACTGTGGTGGAGGATGTGGGAATGACTGTGACGGTGCGGTACTGTAAAAAGACTGCAGGTATCCGGTCTGTTACCCACAGGATCCTGTTTCGGGATCAGGTGTATGACATTGTAAGTGTGGATCATCTGAATTATAAGAAGAAGTGTCTGAAATTCACATGCAGGAAGGTCCGGAGGTGAGACATGGCAGGAGACAGATGTACAGTCAGCCAGATGGCAGATGTGATCATGGAAGGGCTGGAAGAGTACGCACAGCTTGCTGCAGATGATATGAAAAAAGCAGTGAAGAAGGCAGGCGCACAGGCGAGAAAAGACATCCAGGAAAATGCCCCTGTGAAGACTGGTGCTTATGCAAAGAGCTGGGCGGCGAAGACCACGAAGGAAACTGCCAATGCGATGGAGATCGTGGTGTATTCCAGAAACAGGTACCAGCTGGCCCATCTGCTGGAGTTCGGCCATGCGCTGAGAAAAGGCGGCAGGACAAGGGCATTTCCACATATTGCACCTGCGGAGGAAAGGGCTGCGCAGACTCTGGAACGGGAAGTAGAGAAGGCACTGAGGTGATGGCGGGAGGTGAAAGCATATGACACTGGAAGAACTGGCAGGGATGCTGGAAAAGACTGGTTTTCCTTTTGCTTATGACCATTTTGCGGAAGGGGAAAGCCCGGATCCGCCGTTTATCTGCTATCTGCTTCCCGGCAGTGATAATTTTGCGGCAGACGGACGGGTATACTTCCGGATCAGTGAAGTAAGGATAGAGCTATACACGGACCGGAAGGATCCCGGGGCAGAAGCCCTGGTGGAAACAGTTCTGGATGATGCCGGGATTTTTTATAATAAGTCGGAGGTCTGGATCCAGAGCGAAAAGCTGTATGAGGTGCTGTACAGTATGGAACTGTAATGATTTGTTAAATGATGGAGGGATAATATGTCTGATAAGAATAACAAGGTGAAGTATAATCTGAAAAATGCGCATTACGCTTTACTGACGATCGGGGAGGACGGGGCGGTGTCCTATGCAGCACCAGTGCCGCTTCCGGGGTCCGTATCACTGTCCCTGGATACCAACGGGGAGCCGGAGAATTTTTATGCAGATGGCATTGCGTATTATGTGATCAACAACAATATGGGCTATGACGGGGATCTGGAGCTTGCACTGATTCCGGAGAGTTTCCGAACGGATGTGCTGAGGGAGAAGCTGGATGCCAAGGGAGTTCTGATTGAAAACTCGGATGCAGAACTGGCACTGTTTGCCCTGCTTTTTGAGTTCGACGGGGATGTGCGCCATATCCGGCACGTGATGTATAACTGTTCGGCTTCCCGTCCGAAGATTGAAGGCAAGACCAATGAGGAGAAGAAGGAAGTGCAGACGGAAACGCTGACTATTAAGGCTACGCCGCTGTCGGATGGAAAGGTGAAGGCAAAGACAGGGAATACTACGGATGCAACTGCTTATGCAGACTGGTACAAGGCGGTGTATCTGCCGGCTGCAGATCCGGCTTCCTTGCAGGAAGCTGATGGTGGAAAATCTGTTGTGAATGCTACTGGAAATGGAAAAGCACTGAGCTGAGGGGGATTCAGATATGAGCATGATGAAGAAGATTGAGATTGACGGGAAGGCGGTTGCTTTTAAGGCTTCTGCCGCTATTCCGCGTATTTACAGGATTAAGTTCCAGAGGGATATCTACAAGGATTTATCTGTTTTGGAAAAGAGTATTGGGGACGGAGACCCGGAAAAGTCCTCACTGGATCTGTTTTCCCTTGAGATGTTTGAGAACATTGCGTACGTGATGGCGAAACATGCGGATCCGTCTATTCCGGATAATCCGGAGGAATGGCTGGATGAGTTTAACACATTCAGTATTTATCAGGTTCTGCCAAAGCTGATCGAGCTGTGGGGAATGAACATCAGGACGGATGTGGAGGCTAAAAAAAACTTTATGCAACAGACCGTGAAATGACAACTCCCCTGTTTCTTCTCCGGTGTGTGCAGCTGGGAATTTCCATCCGGGATCTGGATCTGCTGACTATCGGGATGGTGAATGATATGTTTGTGGAAAGCAGGAATGATGAGTATAAGGGATGGAGACAGGTTGCCACACAGGAGGATTTCGACAGGTTCTGATCTGATGAAATATGGTGACAGGATGATTCAGAAAGGGTATAATGATTTCATGAAATCAGAAGTTGGAGGAAACATACATGAAAATTGTAATTATTAATGGAAGTGCCAGAAAGGGAAACACGCTGACGGCGATCGATGCATTTATAAAAGGGGCGTCACAAAAGAATGAAATTGAAATCATCCAACCAGACAAACTTCATATAGCACCTTGTAAGGGATGTGGAGCCTGTCAATGTTATAAAGGATGTATTGACCAGGATGATACAAATCTCACGATTGATAAAATCACTGCTGCGGATGTGATACTTTTTGCTACGCCGGTATATTGGTGGGGAATGTCTGCACAGTTGAAACTCATCATTGATAAGTGCTACTGCCGCGGCTTGCAGCTGAAAAATAAAAAAGTTGGAACAATCGTTGTGGGAGGATCCCCAGTTGACAGTGTCCAGTATGAGTTAATTGACAAACAGTTCGACTGCATGGCGAAATATCTTTCATGGGATATGCTTTTCCAAAAATCATATTACGCAACAGGCAGAGATGAACTTGCAAAAAACAAGGATTCTATAAAAGAACTTGAAAATATTGGAAAAAATTTATAAAGCACGTTCAAAGTTCCGGTTTTCAGGAAAGAAAAACAGTAAAAATAATGTTGAAAGCATTTGTCAGGGATGGCAGGTGCTTTTTTTGTGCCCGGAGTGATCCGGGTATTTTTGTGGCTTTTTTTATGGGATTTAGGGGGTGAGCCGTATGGCAGGGAACAGAATTAAGGGGATCACTGTCGAGATTGGCGGCGATACCACAAAATTGCAGACTGCCCTGAAAGGGGTTAATACGGAGATCAGGAATACGCAGAGCCAGCTGAAGGATGTGGAGAAGCTTCTGAAGCTGGATCCGGGGAATACGGAGCTGATCGCGCAGAAGCACAGGTTGCTGGCACAGGCGGTTTCTGAAACAAGGGAAAAGCTGGAAACTTTGAAGACTGCGCAGCAGCAGGCGGATGAGGCACTGCGGAACGGGACGATTTCCCAGGACCAGTATGATGCCCTGCAGAGGGAGATTGTTGAGACGGAGCAGAGACTGCGGAGTCTGGAAGAGCAGGCAAACCAGTCTGCGACTGCCCTGCAGAAAATCGGGGCAACCGGTGAGAAGCTGCAGACGGTTGGAAACAAGATTTCTTCCGTGGGACAGAAGCTGCTTCCGGTGACGGGAGTGGTGACAGGGCTTGGAACGGCGGCGGTGAAAACTGCCGCTGATTTTGACTCTGCAATGAGTAAGGTGGCGGCTGTGTCAGGGGCAACGGGATCGGATTTTGACAGTCTCCGGGATAAGGCCAGGGAGATGGGTGCCAAAACGAAGTTCTCTGCGACTGAGGCGGCGGATGCTATGAATTACATGGCTATGGCCGGATGGAAGACGGAGGATATGCTGTCTGGTATCGAGGGTGTCATGTACCTGGCTGCGGCATCTGGGGAAGACCTTGCAACGACTTCTGATATTGTGACGGATGCGCTGACGGCTTTTGGGCTGACTGCAGCGGATTCAGGACATTTTGCGGATGTGCTGGCGACTGCTTCCAGTAATGCCAATACGAATGTGTCCATGATGGGCGAAACGTTCAAGTATTGTGCGCCGGTTGCGGGGGCGCTGGGATTCTCGGTTGAAGATACTGCGGAAGCGATCGGTCTGATGGGGAATGCAGGTATCAAGGCTTCCCAGGCCGGTACTTCCATGCGTTCCATCATGACGAACCTGACCGGGGATGTGAAGCTGTCTGGTGCGGCAATCGGGGATGTGACCATTGCTACTACCAATGCGGATGGTTCCATGCGGAGCCTGTCTGCGATCCTGGCTGACTGCAGGGTGGCTTTTGGCGGAATGACGGAAGCTGAGAAGGCAAATAATGCGGAAGCTCTGGTTGGAAAGAATGCCATGTCCGGGTTTCTTGCATTGATGAATGCGGCTCCGGAGGATATTGAAAAGGTGTCCGGGGCAGTGAATAACTGTAAAGATGCGGCAAAGAACATGGCGGATACCATGCAGGATAATCTGGAAGGACAGCTGACGATTCTGAAGTCACAGCTTCAGGAGCTGGCGATCTCTTTCGGAGATCTGCTGATGCCTGCGGTGCGGAGTATTGTTTCCGGACTGCAGGGGATGGTGGATGTGCTGAATGCCATGCCGGACGGGGTGAAACGTGTGATCATGATCGTTGCACTTCTGGCTGCGGCTCTGGGTCCTGTGCTGATTGTCATTGGAAAGACGATTTCTGCAATCGGAACTATTATGACATGGGCACCGAAGCTTGCCGGTGCGATCAGTGCGGTGAAGGGTGCTTTTACGGCACTGAGTGCTACGATGATGGCAAATCCGATCGCCATTGTGATCGCTGCCATTGCAGCTTTAGTGGCAGCATTTATTTATCTCTGGAATACCAATGAGGAGTTCCGGCAGTTCTGGATCAGGCTGTGGAATGAGATTAAGGAAGTCGCTGTCCAGGTATGGACGGCGGTTTCGCAGTTTCTGGTTTCTGCATGGAACGGGATCCGGAATACGGCGGTGGCTGTATGGAATGGCATCCGTGATTTCTTTTCCAGTCTGTGGGCAGGGATTAAGACACTGTTTACAACGGTTGTCACTGTAATTTCTACTTTCCTTGTGGGAGCGTGGAATGGGATCCGGGCAACAGTTATGGCGGTGTGGAATGCGATTTCAGCATTTCTTGGTTCTGTCTGGAATGGGATTAAGTCTGTCATTACGAATGTGGTGAACGGCATCCGCACATTTTTGCAGAGTGCATGGAACGGTATCCGCACAGTCATTACTACGGTGATGAATGCGATCCGGACAGTGATCACTACAGTCTGGAATGGAATCCGGACAATTATTTCTACGGTGCTGAATGGAATCAGGGGTACTGTCAATTCCGTGTGGAATGGAATCAGGAACACGATTTCTTCTGTGGTGAACGGGATTAAGAATACAGTTTCCGGCGCGTTTAATGCCATGTGGTCCGGAATCCGGAGTACGATTTCCGGAATCTATAATACGATCAGGGACGGACTGGGAAATGCGGTGAATTATATTACGGGTCTTGCATCTGCCGGATGGCGGTGGGGTGCGGATATCATCAATGGTATTGTGAATGGTATCCGGAGCTGTATTGGTGCAGTTGCCAGTGCGGTGACGGATGTGGCAAATACGATCCGTTCCCATCTGCATTTCTCTGTGCCGGATGAAGGACCTCTGACGGATTTTGAGAGCTGGATGCCGGACTTTATGAGTGGCCTGGCTGAGGGCATTGAGAAGAGCAGGGGAATGGTAAAGGCGGCTGTGAATAGTGTGGCTGCGGATATGGTGATTTCGCCGCAGATGGCTGTGGCAGACAGTGGTGTGATGACCGGTACGGGAACGTCCGGTGGTGCGGATCTGACAGCCGGTATTGTGGCGGCACTGAAGGACGTGCTGGGAGATCAGAAGGGACAGCAGGGGGATCTGGTGATTCCGGTTTATCTGGGGAACCAGCTGCTGGATGAAGTGATCGTGACAGCACAGCAGAGAATGAGTCTGAGGAGCGGAGGTAGATAGGATGGCTTTTTTTCAGTATCTTGTGTTTGACGGGGAGAACCTTCCGCTTCCGGATTCTTATGAGGTGGAGCTGGAGGATGTGGAAGCGGATTCCGGCGGTGAGACAGAGGCAGGGACGACGCAGAGGGATGTGGTGCGGCATGGTGTTGCGCGGATTCCGGTGGCGTTTTCTGTTACGGCGAAGTGGTTGAAGAAGCTGGCAGGGTATGCGAAGCTGGATAAGATCAGTGTGCAGTATTTTGATGTGGAGACAGCGGAACTGAAACTGGCAGAGATGTATGTGACGGGGTATAAGGCGAAGCTGAGGAAAGATACCAGTTATAAAGGGCTTTGGACGGTGAGTTTTACGTTGAAGGAGATGTAGGGAGATGGTATAATGGGAGAATCAAATCGGAATTTATTAAGGAGGATATGGATGAAACTGTTTTTATGTTCGCACTTTTCAAGTGTAGGAAGTTTGATA